TGCCATTACGATGCAATCATCAAAGACGTCGAACCCGACCGCTGGAGAATCAAGAACGGATCGGTGATCTACTCGATCGTCAGTATGGTGAACGTCGACCTCGGCAATCGCTGGCTTGAGTACTTATGCACTACAGGAACAGGGGTTCTGGACTGATGCCGGCCATAGAGATGAAGCTTGAAGGTGACAAGGAGCTGATGCGTAAGCTGAAGCAGCTCAGTCGCGGACTCCGGCCGAAAATCATCGAAGGCAGCCTGTTCTCCGGAGCGAACATTATTCGCAACGAAGCTCGCAGCCGCGCACCGCGCAGAACCGGAGCGCTACAGCAAGCGATCGTGTCACAGGCGATGCCGATGAAGTTCGGAGTGCCCGAGGTCGCGGTGTCATGGCGTAAGGGTAAGTCGAGCCGTTCGACGGCGTTCTACGGCATCATGGTCGAAAAGGGGACGAAGAATCGGGTCAGGAAAGACGGCGGCCGCACAGGCAGCGCACCAGCTCAGCCGTTTCTTATTCCTGCTTACGATGCGAAGAAGGAACAAGCGCAGAGAGTGATCAAGCAGAAACTGTCCGACGCCATCGTGACGAAGGTCAGACGCCTTGGCTGATCAAATCGAAGACGTCATCTACTCGCGCCTCCAGGCCACGTCGGGCGTTACCGATCTGGTCTCGACTCGCGTGTACCCGATCCGGAGGCCGGCTGATGCTTCGCTGCCGCTCGTCGTCTATGAGCGCCTGAGCGAAGTGACGCCGCTGGCTATGGTGCAAGACCCAGGCAACGTGACCGCGAGGTTCCGGTTCAGTTGTCAGGCCGACACGCCAGAGAACGCTCGGGCGTTAGCAGCTCAAATCAAATCAGCCATAGGCTACTACGCCGACAGCACTACGACTCCAGTGGTCGACGGCGCATGGCCGGACGGCAGTTTCGAGGACTTCGAGATGGGCGCCGATCTGTTCGAAGTGACCAAAGACTTTCAAGTGGCTTACAGGGAGTAGACGATGGCGACTTTTGTTCAGACCAACGTGGGCCTCTACTGGGGCGGCTACTCATTGGCTTCGACCTTCAACGCGATCGGTCTCAATCTGACTAACAGCTTGCAAGACGACACGGTGTACGGGGACACGTTCCAATCGAATGCGGCGGGCCTGTCGTCTGTTTCCTTGGAAGGGGAAGGCTACTGGGATAGCACGAACGACAGCATACTCGAAAGCTCTATTTCGGTAGACGCTGCTGAGACTGTTGTGACCGTTACTCCGGTAGATCAGGCGGCGGGTTCGCCAAGTTTAAGCACCGCGCTCACGACGTCAGAGTACAGCCCTGTCGCAAACGGCACGGTCGGCGAAATGATGGGCTACCGAGTGACCGGCGAAGGGCGCGGCAGCAAGCTCGTCCACGGCGAGATCGTCGTCGTCCCGGCGACATATACTTCATCGTCAGAGTCGGCGACCAACGCCAGCATCGGTGCAGTCAGCGCCACGCAGTCGATATACAGCACACTCCACGTCACGGCCGCGAGCGGTACGCTCAACGTCATCGTTGAAAGCGCACCATCGAACTGGTCGAGCGAGAGTACACGCATTACGCACACCGCATTCACGAGCATCGGTGCCGAGCAGAAGTCGGCAGCCGGTGCGATCACCGACGCCTACTGGCGGGTGAATTACACCGTCTCAGGTGGGGGCAGCTTCGATTTCATCGTTTCACTGGCGGTATTCTAGGAGAACATTATGGCAACATTTGTACTGTACGACGCCAGCGTTTCGGTGGCTGGCACTGATCTCAGCGATCACGTTCGCAGCGTGACGGTCGATGCCGGACAGGCAATGCAGGACGACACCGCGATGGGCGACACATTTCAATCGAACGCGGCCGGTCTCGCTACGTGGTCGGTCACGGTGGAGTTCCTTCAGGACTACGCAAGCTCGAAAGTCGATGCTGTAGTGGCTCCGCTTTTGGGCATCGGCAACACGGCAGCGCTGGTTATAAAACCAGCGAGCGGGTCGGTGTCATCAACCAACCCAAGCTACTCGGGAACCGGGATTCTGGAATCCTATAACCCCGTGTCCGGAAGCGTCGGCGATCAAGCGATGGCATCAGCCACGTTCCAATCAGCTTCAGCTCTGACCAGGGCGACCAGCTAAATGCAGGACCAAGACCTTCCCCTTCAAGTGAGGAATCATGGCATTAACCAAAGAAGCGATTCTGGCAGCAGATGATCTGACGACTAAAGAAGTAGATGTTCCCGAATGGGGCGGCTCCGTTCGCATAAGGGAGCTGACTGGCAGGGAGCGGGATGCGTTCGAGGAGGGATCACTCGACAAGAAAACGCGAGACGTGAAGATGACGAATATGCGAGCGAGGCTGGTGGCTATGAGCGCGATCGATGATTCTGGCGATCGCTTATTCACGGCCGCAGAAGCTGACGAGCTTGGCAAGAAGTCGGCTACCGCTCTGAACCGTTGCTTCGAAGTGTCGTGTTCGCTGTCCGGCATCACCGACCAGGACGTCGAGAAACTTGAAAAAAACTCCGAAGCAGCCCCTCACGCTCAGCTTGGTTCGACTTAGCAGAGATGATGGGCTGCCCTGTATCGGAGCTGCAAGCTCGCATGACGTCAAACGAGTTTTCTGAATGGATCGCCAGGGGGCGCATCCAGGCTGAAGCAGCCGAGCAAGCTGAGATCGTGCAGCGCGTCGAAAGCCGGATGAAGCGCTGATGGTTCTGTCCGAACTCAAGGTCAAGCTAACCGCGTCCGACAGCGGGTTCGCTCGCACGATGAAAAAAGCGAGCGACAGAATCGGAGGTTTTCGAGGGCGACTGAAGAACATCGGCCCGAGTCTGGTGGCGTTCGGCAGATCTATGCTAAAGGCTACAGCAGTGGTTGCCGGATTCGGGTTCGCTGCGAAGAAGCTGTTCGAGTGGGGCAGCGCAGTAGAAGAAACATCTTCAAAATTCCGGACAGTGTTCGCAGACACGACCGATCAAGTCTCGGAGTTCCTGGATACGTTCGCGACGAAAGCGGGGCTGAGTACGCAGGAAGCTCAGGGGCTTATCAGCACGACGGGAGCAATCGTGCAAGGTATGGGCGGCACGATCAAAGAATCGGCAGATATGTCGATCGCGATCACGAAGCTCGCTGGTGATTTATCCAGTTTCAATAACATACCCACTGCCGAAACGCTGGAAGCATTGCGCTCAGCTCTGGTCGGTGAACGGGAGCCGTTGAAACGCTTGGGCGTGGTGCTTCTCGAATCAGATGTGAAAATGAGGGCGCTGGAAAACTCAACTGATAAGACCACAAAAGTGTTTACCCAATTCGAGAAAGCTACTGCATCGCTTGAGTTGATCAGCGAACGGGCTGGAGTGGCTGTGGGTGATCTGGATCGAACGATGGAAAGCGCAGCCAACGTCAGCCGTCGAGTTCGAGCGCGATTCGTTGATCTTCGTGATACGATAGGTACAGCAATGCTTCCTGCCTTCGCACAAATGCTTGGCGCGATGGACGACAATACTGAAAAATTCGAAGAAATGGAGGATGCGATTCGCGACAGCAGCGGCCTCATTATAAGTTGGGCGAATCTCCTAAAGGAAAGCTTTGAAGCCGTAGCATCTGCGGTAAAGGAAGTCTCGTTTCAATTAGTAGAAACCACAAAAACGCTGGGACTTTACTGGGATGTTGTGAAGGGATTCGGTGTAACTGATAACGCGGTCAAAGCGACGATGGAGTTGGATGTAATATTCAGGAAGTTGGATGAATCATCAAAGCGATTACGCGCACAATTTGGAGAGGCTGGCGCGGCGATTGCGGAGGTTTATAGGGGCGGCGCGGAGAACATTCAGTTTGCTACCGATGGGATAAAACGGTTCGGTGAGGTTGGGACCGCAGCAGTAGAGGGAGTCGCCGAACAGGTCAAAAGCTTGACTGAACAATCGGTCGATATGGCTGAAACGATTTCCAAGAACTTCATCGGCCGAATGTCAGAAGCTGCTGCCGGCGGCAAGAATGCGTTCGAAGGCTTCTTCGACTTTATGAAAAAGAGACTCATTCAGCTCGCGATGCAGTACGCATTGTTCAAAACGCTGACGGGGATATTCGGGGAATCGGATTTCATCACGGCGCTGACGGGTTTCTCAGGAAGTATCGGTGGTGGGGGAGGATCGACGTTGCGTTCTCATCAGCCGGTGTCGGTGCCGGATCTCGGAGGTATCGGTGGGTTGCCGCGTAAACGGGTACACCAGATCACCGCTCGGCCAGGCGTGAGCCAACAGGGAATGACGGTGAATCAGAACATCAACTTCACTGTCAGCGCTATCGATGCACGTGACGCTGCGCGGTTTATCCAGGAACAGAAGGGAACCATCGCAGGAGTGATGGCCGAGGCTACACAGAACTCCAGAGCTTATCGCAACCAGCTCCTCGGGGCTGTGTAAATGGCTGCTTTTCCCCGAACTGTTCCTCCGGCTTCTGTGACCTATCCGAGCGTGATCGGCAGTCTGATAAGCGTCGGGCAGTCCGGAGCGCTACAGACGCGATCTGAGGCCGCTCAGGGCAGAATATGGACCGAGAGTTGGTCGGCTTTGCCGGCTGGAAACGAAGACGTCCAGGAGCTGCTGACCACGATAGAGAATCTCTTTAATACCGGAGCCACGTGTACGCTCACTCACTACTTGCTGCCAGGTTCGGGGATGGCGCGTAATGGAACAGGCGGTGGAACGCCGAGAGTGAATGGTCCCGACCAGAGCGGCACGAGCCTCGTCACAGAGAACTGGACAACGGAAGCGGCTAACCGAATGAAGGCGGGTGACTGCTTCACCCTAGCGGGTCTGAGTGTACTATTTCGAGTCACAGCCGACGCAACATCGGGCACATCTACGAACGCTCAGACCTTAGCGATTGAGCCTCCAATTGTTGCTGGTAGCTCTCCTGCCGATGAAGCTTTGCTCACACTCGCGAGTGCTAATCTGACTGCGGTGATCCAGGAGTATTCTGCTGCATCAGCCGGTCCAGACGAATACATCGGAGGCTTGACGGTCACGTTCCGCGAGGCTCCGTAATGGGTCGCACATTATCGGCCGCGATGACCACCGCGATCACCTCGACGTCCGGATACGCGGATATCTGGTTCATCGAACTCGCCGGCTCTGGCGGCACCATCCGCTACACGACCGCACCGAGCGACACGAGTTGGGATTCTCAGACGTGGACAGGCATCGGTGGCGTGATCGATTTCGAGCCACCACCGGAGACTGCCGACCCAGCCGGCCAGAGCTGTCGCATCTCGCTGAGCGGCGTGAACACGGCGGTGATCTCGGAGATCTTGAGCAATAATGTGCGCGGCCGGGACTGCACTCTTTATTGGGGGCAGATCACTACATCGACCGGAGTAGTCGTGGTCGATCCGATCGAAGCGTTTGCCGGATTGATGAATGCGTCCTGGTCGATAGAACACACGCCGAGCGATGTCGGCGAACGCGGCACCGTGCGCGTGACCACGACGATCGTTTCACAGCTCGCTCGATTTCTGTTCCGGCGTATGGTGCGAACGAACGTCAGCAGCTTGCGTGAGATGCAAGCCAGGAGTTCAACCTCGCTGACTTTCGGCGCTAATCCTATAGCCACGACGAGCGGCTCCACGGTGATCACTGTCACTGACTCAACTGGTCACGGTCTGAACGTCGGAAGCAAACTGACTTTATCCGGAGCGACCGCGACCGGAGGCATTACGGCGCTTCGTCTCAATGTGACAATGGTTGTCGCAACTATTCCATCAGCCACGACGTTCACTGTGGATCTAGGCGGTAGCAATGCAAGCTCGACGGCTTCTGGCGGGGGTAGTTCGGTAGTTGCGGTTTATGGAAGCGACATCTACGTGGAAGCGAACCCAGACGTCTTCTTCGCGACTGTGCCGGATCTCGTGGGCCGTCCGATCTACTGGGGCAGGAAAGGCGCGTCGCCTCGCTCACAAGGGCGCCAGCAAGATCCATTCGAAGGCAGAACGTGGAAATGAGGCGCGTCGCGAACTGGAGCCAGAAGCTCGTCGCGTTCGCGATCGAGCAGCGAGAACTCGCGTTCGAATGGGGTCGAACGGATTGCGGCAGCCTGGTGCGCCGTGGGCTGGAACTCGTGTTCGGCGAACCCGTTCTGGAACTCGCCGGCTATGCGAGTGAGCTTGAAGCTGAACGCACTATGAAACAACTCGGCGAAGCTGCGACGTTCTTCGAATCACAGGGAGCAGTTAATGAATTACTGAGTCGAGCAAGCGGCGGTGACGTGGTAATACGGCCAGGAATCGATGACGGGCTGCCGAGGCTCGGGCTGTTTCTGTATCCGGAAGCGGTACTCACGAGCGATCCCGAGAATGGGCCGCACGTGATTAAGCAGCACGAACTCAGGCGTCGTTCGCGCCTCTACAAGTTCGGACAATGAGCAAGCAATCGATCGTCAACGTGCTGAAGCTCGCCACGGTGGCTGTGGCTTCGGTTTATGGTACACCGTGGGCTGGCGCTGCGGTCGCCGGTCTGTGGGGCGTGTACGAATACGAGAAGCTCAAAAGCTCCGCGTCGCTGATCGAGGAGCAGGAGGGCATCCAGGTCAACACGACATCGAACGAGAACGCTTTGCCGATCTGTTATGGTCTCTGCAAGGTCGGAGTGAGTCTGGTCGATGTAAGACAAAGCGCGAACGATTCGAATATCCTGGCGGTAGTCGGTGCTATCGCGGTTGCTCCGGAGGGCGGTTCGGCCGTTGGCCAGCAGGGCATCAACTCGGTCGAAAAAGTCTACTTCGACGAGAAGCTCGCGCTAGAGTACCCAGCGTTCGGTACGAATGACGCAAGCAATAACCCGACGCCGGCTGCCGGCCGCAACGTGATTCAAGAACCGTGGTCTGGAACAGACGCGACGAGTGGGTCGTCTCTGTTCGGCTCGACCTATTATCTCGACTTCTTCATGCACGCCGGCGTCGACTCACCACTCGTCGATTATAAGCTCGCATCTGGGGACCAGGGCTGGTCGACTAGCGATCCACCGTGGACCACCTATTCCAAAGGCGTCGGGATCTCTTACATCGTGCTGTGGCTATACCTCGACGACGAGGCCTATTCCAACGGTTTGCCGAACGTGACGTGCGAAATTGAAGGGAATAAGGTGCCGGACGTGACCGATCTCACGGCTGCGTATCGCTACAGCACGAACCCAGCAGACTGTATATGGGATTACATGACGAGCAAGCGATACGGAATGGGCATCCCAGCCGGAGACATGGACGCGACGAGCTTCGCGGCTGCTGCGAGCTACTGCAACGAGGAAGTCACGATCACGCTGAGTACGGGGGACACCACGCTTGCCGATCGGTTCACGTGCAACGGCTGGCTCGACTCGAGCGCAGACCCAAAGACGAATCTCGAACGATTACTGTCGAGCTGCCAGGGTCGCATAGTGCGCGAAGGCGGCAAGTACAAGCTGCTGATCCGCAAGGACGTCACGCCGTCTCCTGGTGTTGAGACGTTCGAACTCAACCGCACGAACATAGTCGGCGAATGGAGCTTCTTGCGGACAGGCTCGGACCAGTCTCCGAACGTAATGAAAGCGACGTTCGTGGACGCCGATATGAATTTCCAGCCTGACACGGTTACGTGGCCTGGGCCTGGTGCATCGAACACGTATCTGACCGAAGACAATTCTTATCTCGTGGAGGGAAGCATAGAGCTGCCGTTTACGACGAACCGTTACATGGCCGAAATGATCACCGCGCAGACGCTGCTCGAAAACAGAGCGGATATGGCGTGTACCGTGGTGGCTCAGCGCGAAGCTCTGAAATTAGCGGTCGGTGATGTTGTGAACGTGAATCACGACACTCCGAGCTGGACTGATCAAACGATGTGGGTCGAGGAAATCGGACTTCGCAGGGACGGGTTGGTTGTGCTGGGCCTCAAGGAGTACGCCGCCGCCAGTTACACCGTTCCGACTATGCCGGTGAAAGAAACGCTGATCTCGTCGGAGCTGCCACCGCAATATGCGCGAGCGCCCAGCTCACGGGTCGCGGTGCTGAATATGGTGTACCAAGTCAAGCAAGGCGTAAGCGGCAGCGCTTACAGCCGCCAGGTCATTCTCCAGGTCGACTTCTCGGTCGGGTTGGGGAGCTTCAAAGTCACGGTCGATCCAGCTAACGCTTCGGCGCACAACTACACAGTCAACCATTCGACGGCGACCTATACCGACGAACTCATGGAGTCGGACGGTTCAACGCCGTTCGAGTTCGGTGCAACGGTGCCAGGATCGAACACTGCGACCACGTATCCGGAATCGCCGTGCGATGTCACGGTCACGCCATACTCGGCAGCAAGTCTGGCCGGCACGGCCGGCGAACCCGTAAAAATTACGATTGAGCTGGATGCGGACGTCGGTCACGTGGGCGTGATGGTGCAAGCGACCACGCTGGCGAGTGTCGTTATTCCTGGGAACAAGCTGCTCGTGCCCCAGACTGGTGGCTTGATCGCTGGTATCGGAACCAACAATGACCCCTCGATCTCTCTGAATATCACCGGCGTTGCTACCGGCTCAGCGGCCGACAATACGAATGACTATTTGATCTATTACGATGCGGCAGCGGGAGCCTTGCGGAAGGTAGCGATCGATGGGTTGCCGTATGAGCCGCTGTCGTGATGATCTGGACCTCGCTCGTCGGGACTTCCGACATTACCGGACCTTTCCCTTCTAACGGATAGATGGATATGGCAACGGGACGAATGCTGGAACTCTCGACAAATGAATACGAGACGATTTATCGGATACTGATCACGACCTCGGTCGAGGGTATCAGCGAACAACGGAATCTAAATGACGTGCTAGACAACTTCGAAAGCGCTGGCGATGGGCTGCCTGGTGCCAACGGAGTGCCTCGGATGTTCACGGCGCAGGACGGTGCGCTCGTGGAGCTGACGAAATCCCAGGTGAGTACGCTAAAAACTCACATCGGAAAAGGGATCGGTCGCTTCCAGGCGTGGAGTACACGTTGCATCCCAGCAGTTCTCGATCGCATGGAGACGATGACAGCAGAGGAGTAAAACATGGCAGGAACGGCGGGGCCGGTTCACTTCGAAATACCGTGCTACTCAGAGTGGGGAGTCACGATGACGTGGTATGTGACCACGGTCGCGGCTGGCACGAAGAAAGATCTGACTAATTACACGGCTGCGATGGACATAAGAAGAAAGCAGTCGGACTCGACAGCCCTCGCATCGCTGACCTCATCGTCCGGTATCACGCTCGGCGGCACGGCCGGCACAATTAACATCGAACTGACCGACGTGCAGACTGCTGCGATAACGGCCGGCCCTGCTGTATGGGATCTGGAACTCATCGACGCCTCGGGTTCGAATCTGAGGCTGGTCGAGGGGACTTGTGAGTTCACGCCTAGCGTAACGAGGAACTAACTATGGCCGTGCCCACGACACTGGTAATCGATGCGACCCAAGAGACGCTCGAGATCACGAACTCAAGAGACGCGACAGCCCTCCGAGGTTATAGCATAGAGACGGGACCGCCTACTGATGGCGAAGGTCTGTTTTTCCAGGCTAGTTCTTCGGAGTACGTGTTCAGAACCGTGGACGAGTCGATCGATGACAGAGTTGCAGAACTGATCCAGGACAGTGCAGCCGGAGGCCTCACGTGGACGTATGATGATTCTGCTGGAACACTAACTCCCGCCTACGTTGGTGACAGCACTCTCGTCACCACGGGGGCAATCAATTCTGGAAGCATAACCTCCGGGTTCACCTCGATTGATGTCGGGGCCGGTGCCATTTCAACGACAGGCACCGTGTCTGGAGGAGTACTCGCTGGGACTCTATCCACAGCCGCCCAGGGCAATGTGACCTCACTCGGCACGCTGACTGCCTTACAAGTTGACAACATCAATATCAACCTCAACACCATATCCAGCACTGCGGGAACCGATCTAAACATCACACCGCTTTCTGGTCAGCAGATCGTGTTGGATGGGGCGATCATAATCGACGCAGGGGTTGTGACGGGCGCGACGAGCATCACAAGCACAGCCTTCGCAGGAGATCTGACTGGCGATGTCACAGGGAATGCCGACACGGCCACGGCGTTGGAAACTGCTCGGACGATTGGTGGGACCAGCTTCGATGGGACCGCATCTATTGTACCGGCCACGATTACGGTCGCTGATACCACGGACACCACTGCTTACGTTGCTCTATTCGAGAGTGCCACTGGTGATCTGGCACCCAAATCGGACGCCGGAGTCACCTACAACGCTTCGAGTGGAGTGTTGACCGCGACGGGATTCGCTGGACCCTTAACCGGAAACGTGACGGGCAATGTCACTGGAAGTTCTGGGTCTACGACGGGCAACGCTGCCACGGCTACTGCTTTAGAGACAGCACGAACGATCGGTGGCGTATCATTCGACGGCACGGGAAACATCGTGCCAGGAACGATCACGGTTGCAGATACTACGGACACCACTTCTTATGTCGCGCTATTTGAAAGTGCGACCGGCGATCTCGGCCCTAAGACGGATGCTGGGATCACCTATAATGCTGGAACTGGATTACTAACTGCGACAGGTTTCAGTGGACCGCTGACGGGCAACGTGACGGGTGACTGCTCGGGCAGCTCGGGTTCGACTACAGGAAATGCCGCGACGGCTACTCTGGCCTCAACGGTCACAGTCGCAGACTCGTCGGACACGACAGCGTTTCCTGCGTTCTTCGACAGCGCGACGGGTAGCCTCGCAATAATGACCGACGCCTCGAACCTCACGTACAACGCTTCGACTGGGGTTCTGACTGCGACAGGGTTTGCGGGTCCGCTAACCGGAAACGTGACTGGCGATGTAAGTGGTAGCTCGGGTTCGACCACCGGCAATGCTGCAACAGCTACTGCACTACAAACTGCACGCACCATCGGCGGGACCAGCTTCGACGGTACGGGGAATATCGTGCCGGCTACGATTACGGTCGCAGATACTACCGACACCACCTCCTACGTTGCGTTCTTCGACAGTGCGACCGGCGACCTCGGTCCCAAGACCGATGCTGGGGCAACATACAACGCCTCGACTGGAGTGCTGACTGCCACTGGGTTTGCAGGGCCACTCACTGGAAACGTCACTGGCAACGTGAGTGGAAGCTCGGGAAGCACCACCGGAAACGCTGCTACTGCTACGCTGGCTTCTACGGTTACGGTCGCAGACTCGTCAGATACGACAGCCTTCCCTGCGTTCTTCGATAGCGCGACGGGCAGTCTCGCAATTATGACTGACGCTTCGAATCTCACTTACAACGCTTCTACGGGAGTGTTGACTGCGACGGGATTCGCTGGACCGCTGACAGGGAATGTGACCGGAGATGTGAGTGGAAGTTCTGGAAGCACCACGGGAAATGCGGCCACGGCTACGGCACTGGCTACAGCTCGCACGATCGGAGGGACATCCTTTGACGGCACTGCTAACATCGTGCCGGCCACGATCACGGTGGCCGACACCACTGATACCACCTCCTACGTTGCTCTGTTTGAGAGTGCCACGGGCGACCTCGGTCCCAAGAGTGACGCTGGAATCACGTATAACGCCGGGACGGGTACACTCGCCTCGACTGCATTTTCGGGTCCGCTGACAGGAAACGTCACTGGCAACGTGTCCGGCTCGGCGGCCTCGCTATCGGCTACGCTCGCAGTCGCTAGTGGTGGCACGAATATCACGAGCTACACCGCCGGCGACATACTCTACGCGAGCGGATCGACTACGCTTGCGAAACTGGCTAAAGGCTCGGACACCGAGGTGCTGACACTAGCCTCCGGCGTGCCGTCCTGGGCCGCTCCTTCTGCGACTACCGTGGCTCCTGCTGGAACCCTGACGGGCGATACGCTCGCCTCAAATGTACTCACAAGCTCGCTCACCAGTGTCGGAACGCTGACATCGCTTGGAGTCGGTAACATTACATCGACAGGGAACCTCGTTGTATCTGGTACGGGGCCACACTCTATAGGTGCGGCTACTCAGGACAATGTACGTTTCCGCAGTGCTGGCTCTTATACGTCTGGGGGATCAAGCGACTTTGCGGCTGGTCACTCCATAGAAGGCACCATCACTGGTGCTGTCGGGGATACTATCGCGTTGGCTGGAGCGATATTCCAAGGCTCCATTGTCACTCAAGGCACCGACACGAACATCAGTCGCGTTGCTCAAGTTATGATTAACACCCCGTCGATAACGAACAATCTTGCATCAAGCGGCAAGCCCGACATAGCGTCTACCCTCTGGCTTCAAGGGGCACCTTCGGCAGTTGGTGATGCCAACTACGCACTTTATGTGGCTGCTGGCCTCACCGCGTTCGGTGACAATGTGCTTTTGGCGAGTGGCAAAGGGTTCGGCCCGAACGGTGCCAATGAACACTTAAACCTCTTTGCTACGGGTGCTGCTGGCGAAGTCACCTTCTACACTGCTGGCACCAGCCCCACCACTGCTGGTTCTGGTGGTGGCTCAGTCGCCATGACGATGGATGCGTCTGCGGACGTAAACATCCCTAATGGAGGACTCGCCATAGGGACGACCACTCCTTCAACAAGCGAGCAGTTGCGTGTCGAAGGTGCTACTGGTTCCACGATTCTAACCTATCGTAATGATGCGAGCATCAGTGCTGGCAACAGACTTGGCTATCTCACTTGGGGCGGTGACGGGGGCGATGATACTGTCGATGCCGCAGTTCTGAGGGTAGAGGCAGACGGCACATGGGGAAGCGGTGATACGCCTTCACGCTTCGTGTTCAAGACAACACCTGATGGTAGTGGCACCATTACCGATGCTATGACCATCGACTCGTCACAGGATGTCCTCATCCCTAACGGCGGCCTCGCCATAGGGACGACCTCTGCGCCAAGTGCTGATTTGGACCTTGGTGGAGCAACCAACACCTACTCTGGTGATGCAATCATCCTCGATGGCGGTAATGGTGGCCTGTTCATAACCGATAACACGAAATATCTGGGATTCTGGGCAACTCACGGTGGTGGTTCTTTCGATAGCTCGACAATGGGAACACGGTCGAATCACGACCTCTCCTTGATGACCAATGACATTAAACGAATGACCGTTGCCGCTGCTGGCACGGTCGATGTTGTCGGCACATTTACCGCTGGCACCAAGACCTTCAAGATCGACCATCCGTTGCCCGATAAGGCCGACGGTCACCATCTAGTCCATAGCTCCATCGAAGGCCCGAAAGCTGACCTAATCTACAGAGGTACAGTCGATCTTTCTGGTGGATACGCACAGGTGGATCTGGATGATTCTGCTGGGATGACCGAGGGCA